ATATGGGACCCGTATGGGTGGGGTAAATGCGGAAGAATCTTGAGAGAGATGAGCCGGATTCTCGTTGGACAAATTCTGAAGTTATTGCCTGGGTTAAAAGAAACGGAGTCTTAGATGAGGCCCGTGACGACGGTAACAAAGACAAGCAGGTCCAGAAGCCTCCAAGACCGTTTAAAGGCCCTGAGTAAACAAGCAGTCTATGTAGGTATACCTACTACAACCGCTCAAGATCGAGACGCTCAACTAATTAAAATAGCTTCTGGAAGCAAGAATAAAAAGCGCAGAGGTAGAGCCGCTACGGTTTTTGTTGCTAATGACATTAACAATGCTGAAGCTCTTTATTTATTTAGTAAGGGTTCTCCGGCAACAAGACAACCTCCCCGTCCTGTAATAGAGCCTGCCATCTCTGCTCCAGAAAATGCTAAAGCTATTTCATACGAAATAGCTCAAGCCTCTAAAACCTTCTTGAATGGAGATGCTACAGAGGCTAATAAGAGACTTAAGAGAGCCGGGATCGCTGGGTCAAATGCCTCTAAGAGGTGGTTTACAGACTCACGCAACGGGTGGGCACCAAATAGTCCTCTTACTATAGCTTTAAAAGGCTCCAATCGTCCTGGTATAGATACAGGAGCTATGAGAGCAGCTATTACCTACGTAACTAAGGTAGACTCATGATAAATCCTGGAAATAGTGCTTTAGCTAATGATTTTAAATTCGATGAACTTTATCATGGAACTAGTCCCGCTAAAGCTCATCAAATTTCTAGAGAAGGCCTTAGAGCTAACGGTGGATTAAATGGCAAAGAAGCTCATTTAACTACTAGACGAGAAATGGCTGAAACATACGCAGAAGGAAATCATCATGGTAGAAAAACTTCCAGGGGAGCAGTTGTTGTTTTTCATAGAGACCATCCATCTATGAAAGGGCTTAAATTTGATCACGACTCTCAACCTAGACCAGATAGTCATCAAGACTCATTTATTTCTCATAATCATATTCCTCCGGATGCTATAAAAAGAATAGACGAGTTCGAAAATGAGTGAAGTAAGTGATCTTAGTGAAGTAATTGATGATGGGATTCTTGGTGAGCCTTTTACTATTAATAGATCAACTGGGGTATTTTCTTTAGGCGGCTATGTAATTACTCCTGTTTCTATAGCGGCCTATGGTGTTGTGTCTGTCGCTAGAGATGAAGACCTTAGAGAAATACCTGAGGCTGATAGAGTTACTGGGGCCATGGTTTTCCATACTTCTACTCGTATTTATCTTACCCAGCAAGATGCTGATGGTACTCAGCACATATCTGACATAGTTTTATGGAACTATCAACTCTACCGTATTATTCATGTAGGGCCATATCCTAATCGTACCTATTGGAAAGCTTTAGGAGTAAGAATACAGGGGAACTAATGTCAACCATTACCTATTTAGATGGTACATCATTAACTTCTACTGCTCTTACTAATTCTCAAATAGAGACTGCTTTTCAGATAGTAACTGCTCAAATGCTGGGGATAGTTATATTTCAAGTTAGTGTAACTTATACATTAAATTCTAATATAGCTACTCCAGCTTATATGGGTAATTTAGCTATAGGACAAAGTGTAACTAGTGCTAGCATTCCTACAGGCACTACTATAACTGCCATAGGTTCTACTACAATTACTATTAGTAGCCCAGCTACAGCTAATTCTACTGAGACCTCTACTATAGCGGCTCCTAACGCTTATTCTCAGGTAAGAATTGGTTGGCAACAAGAAGGACAGCCAGGGCCATCAATTGATATTGATACCTGTTTTTTAAGATGCGCGCCACACGACACTGAATATGGCCGCATGCGAGATAAAGTACCGTCTACGTCTGGTAACACTATTACTTATACTGATGTATATACAAGGGCCTGGAAAACCTACTGGACTTTTTATGGTGATAATTCTTTAGATAGAGCTAGAGCTCTTATATCAGCTTTAATAACTATTCAATTTGTTGCTAATTTTCTTTCTGAATATAATCTTTACGTAAATCCCGATATTAAGCAGGAACAAAGGCTTCCTGAGAATTTTCAGGGCCGTTGGTGGGAACGTGTGGATGTAGAAGTGATGTTCAATGAGCAAGTTACGGAAACCTATACGGTAGGAACTGCTGGATCCGTCGAAGTTAAGGTCTATGATAAAAATGGTTTAGAGAATGATTTCACGGTAAACTTACCGTAAGGAGTTAACATGTCAAGTTTGCCTCTCAGCATAATTGCTGATGTGACCGTAATAACTGCTTCTCCTCAAGTTTCTTCCCCAACTTTTAATGCGGGATTAGTTGTAGGGTCTTCTCCAGTTATTCCATCTTATGGAACTAATCCTAGAATTAGAAAGTATCTTACTTCTACTTATTCAACTCAGATGTTGACTGATGGTTTTACTCTTACTAGTCCTGAGTATATTGCTATGGGGCTATATTTTAGTCAGTCCCCTTCTCCTCAGTCTGGTTATGTAGGGCGTCAAGATCTTACCGCTATTCAAACAGCTATACCTCATACCGGAAACGCCGGTACTGGTTACGTAGTTGGAGACATAGTTACAGTAACTCAAACTGGCGCTAGTTTTGGCCAGCTTAGAGTAGCTTCTGTGACAGCTGGTGCAGTTACGGGTCTTACTACTATATCTGGTCAACAAGGCACTGGTTATGCTGTAGCTACGGCTCTGGTAACTACTGGTGGGAGCGGCACGGGTCTTGAGGTAGATATTACGGCTATTGGAGAAACTCCTCTTCAGGCTGTTCAAGCCTGCAGAACCGCAAATTCTCAGTGGTACCCTTGTATGGTTACCACTGCTGTTGATGCTGACCATATAGCTATTTCAGCGTGGGCTCTTACTCAAGTAGGTACTCTATATTTTGGAACTACTGGAGAAGCTGCAGTACTTAATGGTACTGCTGGAAATGTCTTATTGACTTTGTTTGGAGCTTCTTCCAAAAGAACGTGGATGCAATATGCCACTACTCAAGGAGGGCTTACTCCTAATCAGATTTATTTTGTAGCCGCTGTTATGGGTCAAGCTATGGCCTCTAATACTCAGTTAGCTAACTCATCCTTTACTGAAAAGTTTAGCGGTGGAGTTCCATTAGTTAATGTCTATACTGAGCCTAATCTTACTATTACTCAGATATCTAATATTGAAGGAGCTATTCCTTCTCAAGGTCCTAACGGTAATCTATTCTTAAATTACGCTAATTACTTTAATGTGCTTGAGCAAGGCACAATGATGGCTAATGAGGTTTTCTTTGATCAGATTTTAGGACTTGATGTACTGGCTTCTAATATACAGTACAACATAATGAACTTGTTGGTTTCTGTTCCTAAGATACCTCAAACAGATGCTGGTCAACAGTTATTGATACAGGCCGTTGAGCAGGCCTTGGCTCAGTCTGCTTCTACTGGATTTATTGCTACTGGGGTATGGGAAGGTCAAACTATACTTAACCTTACTCCAGGAACAAACCTTCCTAATGGATATCTCGTTCAATCTCCTCTTTATAAGACTCTTACTCAAGCTCAAATAGCTTCTCGTACTGCTCCTCCGATATATGTGGCTTTAATTGAGGCTGGAGCTGTACACTTTGTTACAGTTGAAGTTCTGGTCCAAATTTAATTAAGTAAAGGAGCCTTGATGGCTACAACATATGCATTCAAGAGCGTGGTCGGGGCCTTTACTGACCCAGACGTTGGAACATACACTTTTGCTGGTCAAGAAGGTGTAAAGCACATTACTATATCTAATGCCACAGATCGTACTGCCCATGATACTGCAGCAGACGGTACGGTCATGGTTAGTTATGTTTCTGGCGCCTCAGGGTCGTTTGAAGTTGAGTGTCAGCAAAATAGCTCTCTTCACTCTTTTCTTATAAATTGGGCTAATACTAAATTTACTGAGAGTGAAAATGGCGGAGCAGCTTTATTTGCGGCAGCAGCTATTAAGGTTATTGATCTTTTATCAGGAGCTACACATATTCTTACTGGAGTATCTCCACTTAAAATTCCAGATAAGCCATATGGTCCTGCAGGAGCTTCAGTTACTTGGAGATTAATGGCAGCTGATGTAGTAAATCAATAAGGAGTAATCTATGTCCCTTAATCCTGACGCAGTAAATGCTGCCGTACAAGAATTACTTACGGCTGATAAAGCCTTAACTGATTCTGAAAATAAAATCGCTGAAGTTCAACAGAACCACACATTGTTACTTCAGAGTAGAGACCAAGTAAAGGCTAAACTTACATCTATTATTAACCAATAGGAGATTTCAGTGAAGAACCGGGTTTTATCTAAAGATTATCCTCTTAATGGAAGAGTCTATAGAATTACAAAAGCTGACCCTAGATCAGCGTGCTGGCTTTTTACTTTGTTGGCAGGAAGGTCAGATGGAAATAATAATCTTCTTTCTTCTTTAGGTAGACTTTCTCATTCTGAGTTTGATGAAGTTCAGGCTATGGCTTTATCTAAGGTGTCTTTAGTAGATTCTTCTACTGAAAATGTCTTTGTTACTCCTATAATTAGCGTTGATGGAAAATGGGCCGATAAGACTTTATCAGAAAATGCCGATGAGGTTCTTGAGCTTACTACTCAGTCTATTATGCTTACTGTGTCCCCTTTTTTGAGCGGCCAAGAGTAGAAAGATATGCCTTTATAAGTTCTATAGGTTTTGAACCTTGTGAGTATGTTTCTCTTGATGAATTTATGATGAGACCAGTGGAGTCAGGATTCTGGCTATTAAGAGAGACATTTGATGGAACTTATAACATCGATGACCTATTTGACATTAATGAGATGTTAGATGTTAGAGCTGAAAACTCCGCTAGAATAGAAAAAGAAAGGGCGAGGAAATGAGCAACATTTTAGATGAATACCTCGTCCGACTTGGTAGCGTAGTTGACCAGCCTTCATGGAATAAGTTTAATCTTACTCTTAAGTATGCAGAAAATACAGTCTTATCTTTTACAGGGAAATTTGCTTCTCAGTTTTTAAAGATTGAAGGTTCTTTAGTAGGTTTATTTGCGGCAGCTGGGGCAGGTATCATAGCTATAGCAGATAAGACCGCTATGGCAGATCAGCAGTATAGACTATTTGGTATGAGAATGCTTATGACTAAAGACTCTGCAAGAGCCATGCAGATGTCTATGGATGAGTTAGGAGCTTCTCTTGACGAAATTGCCTACGACCCTGAACTTAACAAAAGATTTCAATATCTTTATGAGCAAAATCAAAAACTAAGTAAGACCCTTGGTGTAGGGTTTGATAAGAATATGGTAGCCATTCGAGGACTTCGAATGGAGTACAAATTTTTTGGAGACGAGTTAGAATTTGTAGCAATGGGCGCTATATCTAAGCTCTTTGAAAAAGCTGGATATGGTACTGATGATCTATTAGGTAAGTTAAACCAACTATCTACTGAATTTATTTCTGACATACCTAAATGGTCAGAAGACGTTTCTAATATGCTTCTTCCAGCATGGCAGGGCTTTACTGAAACTATGTCCCAAACATGGGATATAACTAAAAAACTAGCTCATGATTTTACTTTTCTTACTGGTGTAATAGGTGGGGATAAAAGTCTAGAAACAGAAACTACTAATTTTTATCAGTTTTCTGTGGCTATAGGAGAAGTAGTAGGGGAAGTAGCTATATTTACTAGAGCTTTATTAGACGGAATTAAGGTAGCTCTTACTTTTGCAGAGACTATAGGAAATGTTTTATATAGACATAAAATTCCTGACTTTACCCAGCACATAGGAAAAGACGGAAAAACCTACTTTGATATATGGAACAATGGAAACAATAAGACTCTAGATGACTACCTAGAGCCCATTGACCCTGAGATATCAGGAAACATTAAACCTAAGAGTACTTTATCTGTTCCTAGTGACTTAAAAAATTCTTTATCAAATCCTAATTTCTTAAAACTTCTTCATGGCATAGCTATGACTGAGTCTGGAGATAGGCAATTTGATATCAATGGTAATGTAATAAAAGGTAAGCCTAATTCTACTGAAGAAATAGCCTTAGGAAGATTTCAAATACTCCCATCTACAGCTAAATCTCTAGGAATAGATCCTAATGATGATGCTCAAAATTCCATGGGCGGAGCCATGTATCTTAGGAATTTACTTAATAAGTACCATGGAGACGTAAAAGCCGCTCTTAAGGAATATGGCGGGTTTAAGACTGCTGACCCTACGGACTATATTAATAAAGTAGAGAGATATGGTTTTCAGAGTGGATATAATCCCGCGGTTTCTGGGGATGTTACTATTCAGCAGCTTACTATTAATGTTCCAAAAGATTTACACAAAGATGAGTGGGCTGGATTTGTTAAAAAATCTTTTCATGATATTAACAAAGAAGCTATAGTTCGTGGAATAGCCTTTAATGGGGCAGGAGCCTATCAGTAATGGGAACCGGAGCGCTGTTACCTCTTGGTACTTTAATTGCGGCTAAAACTGTTACATCTATATTAACTAGCGGTACTGGAACTTCTACTGCAGGAGCTCCTTCTCCAGGTATACATGGGCCCTGGACCCCTCCTCAATATTCTCAGTCTGCCTTAACTGTATTAACCTCAACTAGTTCTTCTACTACGTCTAGTGAGGCTTCTTCAACTACTTCATCTGTATATGTTTTTGATGCGGTGTTTAAGTTAGCCCATCATAGAGTTCTTAAAAAGACTCAACACCCAGTACTTACCGGAGCTAACATTACAGATCATGCTTATATAGAGCCCTCTAGGGTTGTATTAGAGATAGGCATGAGTGATGCTATGGCTTCATTTACTAATGGGGTTTGGGTAGGATTTTCTACCAAGAGTATTTCTGCTTGGCAAATACTTAAACAACTTCAAGTAAATAGAACTTTACTTACTCTTTCAACTAGATTAGATACCTACTATAACATGCTTATAGAGGAAATGTCTACTTCAGATACTAATCAAACTAGAACGGCTCTTAAGGCCTCTATTACTTTTGGTGAGGTTTTATCTGCTGGGGTATCTTCAGTAGCTACGTCTAGTACAAGAACTCAGACTACCGGCTCCACATCTAATGGAACTATATCTTCAACCCCGCCCGGTCAGCAGCAAGTGAATCAGAATGTGCTTCCTTCCGTTCTTTTTCCTGATGCACCCACCTACCCTAATGTTCCAGGGGCTGGTAGTGTGAGCAGTACTACACTCTCTAATTCACCATAGGAGAAGTCATGAGTCTTCAACAGGTGCCTCTGACAAATTCTCCTAATCAAACTTTAACAGTTAATTTAGAGGTTGACGGCTCTCCACTTACTCTTAATCTTACTGTTAAATATAATGAAATGGCTGGTTATTGGATAATGTCTATTTCAGACATTAACAATAACCTACTTATAGATTCTATTCCAATGTTATGTGGGGCTTATCCTGCCGCTAATTTGTTGCAGCAGCAAAGATATCTAGCTATTGGAAGTGCTTTTATTATAAACACTGGGAATCTTATACCTTTGTATAGTGAGGGTTATGGAGAAGGCGGATATGGTCAAGGTGGATATGGCGGCCAGTCTGGTCAAGGTGGAATAGATTACCCAGATGACACTACATTAGGTACAGTGTTCCAATTATGGTGGGATGACACTCCTTTAGTTTAAATGTGCAAAAATTTTATGATGGATTAATCATCTTTTTATTGCACAATTAACCTAGATTGACTGGTGATTACTCAAAATAATCCTAGAAACGTGAGTAATGATATGTCAACATCGTCAACAACTCCATTTTTTGGCAGAGCCTACTCACTCACTATAGCTCCTAAATCTGGGCCTACTATAATAGTCTCTAGTGATGCTTTTGAGCCTGAGGCACTAAGGTTTACTTTTGATATAAGTCAATACGCCTACTCTTCTTTTTGGCATGCTGAGTTTATAATTTACAACGCCGATGGAAATATAAGTAGCGGTCCTTCTGCTGGGTTAAATCTTTATCAGGCTGTAATTCAAGAAGGTGATATTGTAACTCTTTGTGCTGGGTATCAGTATGATTATCCTAACGGTAATCTTCCTGTAATTTTTACTGGTCAGATTTTTTATACTATTCAAGATAGACTTGATGTAGTAGATAAAAGACTAATAATTCATTGTCTTTTAAGTAGAGTTCTTACTACCCAGAATTTCTTAAACTCCACTATTCCGGCTCTTTCTACTCAGTTTACTCAAGCTCAGTTAATAGCCTCTAAGTCGATGAATCCTATAACTATAAATTCATCTCAGATTCAGAGCGCTATATCTAAAGCTACTCCTCAAAGAGGAGCAGCTAATCTCCCTAGAGGAAAATCTTATTTTGGTAATCCTCACCCTTATCTTAATGCCATAGCTGATCAAAATAGCTTAGCCTCTTGGTTTACCGAAAAAGAATGGCACGCAGATTCTTTACAGTTTCCTGTCGGTAGTTTAGTTGCTACTTATGCCCCTGTTTCTCCAGCAGGAGGGCCTCCAGCTCAAGTAGGTGGAGTTACTCTTAGTCTCATAGGGCAGCCTCAGCAAACTCAGTTTGGTGTTACTTTTAGGATCTTATTGGACCCTAGAGTTCAAGTAAAAGCCCCTCTTCCTCAAGTGGCGGTTCAACTACAGTTTATTCGTCAAGCCCCAATAGCCTATCCTCTTCCTGCTGGAACAGGTCCTGCTTATCCTTTGGTAGATAAATATGTTGTAGTTGGGGTAAGATTTACTGGAGATACCAGAGGAAATACTTGGTATTCTGAAATTACAGGATTAGCTCAAATTCAGAATGTAATTGGATTATTAGGCAGTGGATCAGTTCAATCTGACCCATCGGGGAATTAAATGTTTTCTATACAAGAAAGATTAGGATTACAAACTGAACCTATAGCAGGAGCCGCGTGGCAGTGGGCATGTATGCTTCGGTGCGCAACTCCAGGCTTTGTTAAATCTTTTGATCCTGTTAAACAAACTTGTGTAGTTCAAATAGCTACTCAAGAATTGGTTTTACTTCCTTCAAATTCTAGTGCCTATCAAAATACCCCAACCTCAATAACTATTGAACCTATTCAAGATGTTCCTATTATAATGATGAGGGTACCTGGGTGGTCCATTACTTTTCCTATAGTAGAGGGAACTGAGTGTCTTTTAATCTTTGCTGATAACTGTATAGACGGATGGTGGCAAAACAGCGGGGTAAATGCGCAATATGACCGTAGACGTCATGATCTTTCTGACGCTTTTGCTTTGTTTGGCCCTTGGTCTCAACCTAATGTTCTTGAGAACTATTCTACATCTTCTACTCAAATAAGATCAGATGATCAAACAAAAGTTATAGACTTAAGTTCTAGTCAGATAACCATTACTGCTCCTGTAGTTTCTGTTAAAACTGTTGGAGGAACACCTCTTCCTTTAGTTAATAATGGGCTTTACACCTGGATAAATTCTACATTGTTACCTGCTCTAGCCTTTCATGGTATTACAGTTGCTGCCCCTCCAACTACTTCACTTACTACTATTCTTGAGGCTCAGTAATGGCCACTATTACGGTTAGAGCACTTGATTCTAATGGAGACCCTTTACAGGGAAATGGTCAGAATAATTTTCTTTCTGATATTTATGCGGTTGCTCAAATAGTATTAACTAGACTCAGACTATTTCAAGGGGAATGGTGGCTTAATCTTAATGATGGTCTTCCTCTTTTTCAGTCTATATTAGGTTCTTCAGGGTCAGCAAGAAATATAGAAGTAATAACTAATTTAATTTCTTCTAGAATTTCTGGGACTCCTTATGTAACAGGAATTAGCTCTTTTGTGGTTACTTATACTAATAGACAGTTAATTTATTCTGGGGTTATACAGACTCAGTTTGGGGCTATTACTATAAGCAATTCTCCAGGCTCTTTAACTAATTCATAGGAGGAATAAATTTTGGCTTACTCACCTCCTGTAATTAGTTCCTCAGGCTTAACGGTTCCTAGTTTTATAGATATTCAAAACGCCTTATTGGATAGTTATTCTTCTATATACGGCTCAACTGTATACTTGGGAAATGACGCCGCCGATTATCAGTGGATATCTGCCTTAGCTCTTAAACTAAGTGATAATTGTGGATTGTGCCAATTAGCTTATAATGCTCGTTCTCCTTTAACTGCTGTTGGGGCTGATTTAGATTCCATTATAAAGATTAATGGTTTAGCTAGACTATCTTCTTCTCCTTCAACGGCTTCTTTGTTTTTAACAGGGGTAGCTGGTACAGTTATAAGTAATGCGGTAGTATCAGACTCTAATGGTATTTTATGGGCTCTTCCTAGTTATATAGTTATTGGTGGTGGAGGAAATGTCACCGTTACAGCTACGTGTGAACAAAGCGGGTCTGTGAGTGCCTTAGCTAATACTATAACAAATCCAGTAGGAGGATTTACTGCTGGATGGTTATCTGTAACTAATACATCTCCCGCAGTAGTAGGAACTCCAGTTGAGGCTGACTCAGCAGTAAGAGCCAGACAATCTATATCTGTTGCTTTACCATCTAGTACAAGGCTAGCTGGAACTACCGCTGAAATTAAAGCAGTACCTGGAGTTACTCTTACTAATATCCTTGAGAATCAAACCTCGGCTACCGATTCTTATGGTAATGAGGGGCACTCTATGACGGCTGTAGTACTTGGTGGAACTAATCTTGCTGTAGCTACCGCCATATTTAACAATAGAGGAATTGGGTGTAACACTCAAGGAGCTACTGTTCCTACAATGACTATAGTTCCTGTCACCGATCCTAATTCTGGAAATATAACTAACATTGGGTTTGTTAGGCCTATATTTGTTCCTATATATGTTAGTCTTTCTGTTCATGGTCTTAACTCTGGTTTTACTTCAGCTACTCAATCTTCCATAGTTGCCGCCATAGTGGCTTATCTTAATGGACTAGAAATTGGAGAAGAAGTTACTCAGTCTGCTTTATATGGTGCCGCTTTAGCTGTAATGCCTAATCTTTCTCAGCCTTTATTTTCTATAAGGGCTTTGACTTTAGGTACCTCTGCCTCACCTACTGGAACTACAGATATTACTCTTTTATTTTATCAAGTTTCTCAAGGAATAATAACTAACATAGTTCTTACGGTGGTTTAGAATGGGAACTACTCCTATACAGTCTTTATCTTCTGGATACTATTCTAATTTATTAACCTCAGAGTATAAAAATTCTACTAAGTTTAATCTGTGGATTAATTCAGTTTTAGGAATAGCTACAGATATATCTAATTGTCTACAATTTATTACCTCTGCCTTTGACTTAGATTTTGCTGTTGGCGTACAACTAGATACATTAGGAGTTTTAGTAGGGGTCTCTAGAACTGTTCCTTTTCAACCTTCTTCTGGGGTTAGTCCTATATTAGATGACACTACGTATAGGTTATTAATAAGAGCTACTATAGCTAATAATCAATGGAATGGAACTATAGGAGAACTTTATCCTATATGGTCTCAATTATTTCCTAGTGGGCAAATTATTATTTTAGATAACCAAAATATGACTGCCACTATTATTATGACAGGGACATTTTCCTCTATTATACAAGACTTAATAAGAAATGATATGATAGTTCCTAGACCTCAAGCCGTTCAATACACTTATGAATTTGGAACTCTTCCATATTTTGGTTTTGATCGAAATGATGGATTTATTGCCGGATTTGATTTAGGTAAGTGGGTATAGGAGATTAAATGGCTAGTACCAACTTTTTACAATGGAACAGTACTCAGGCAAATCAAGAAAGTGATTCTGCTTATTTAGCTGATTCTCAAAGAACTGGAGGAGCTCCTACTGGGGTAGAGTTTCCTTCTGCTACTGCTAATAAGTTATTTTATCAGGTATCAACCTTTATTGCTGCTTTATCTAATTCACTAGTAAGTAAGGGATATAGTCCAATGGACTCTAATATATCCTCTTTACAAGGTGTTTTAGCTAATATAGTTACATTTGCTGATTTAAAGCCAAATTTAACTTCAGTAAGTTTTTCTACTAGCCCTCAGTTTAATGCCCAGTATACAAATGGCTTTGAACTGGACCTTGCTGGAAACGTAACTAGTTCTAGTTTAATTAATTACTCTGTAGGGCAGATTTTAACTTTTGTTATAACTCAAGGGTCTACAGCCTATTCTTTTGTTCCTCCTCCAAATATAACTGGGTGGATTCCTATAAATATGAATCCAGGAACTAGTACAGTTCAACAGTTTATTGTTCAAGAAAATACTGCTATTGTTCCATTGTCTACTGAAATAGGGGTAATTTTAACTGAACTGGCTAGTTTATCTATGTCATTAAATAAGACTATAACTGATGAAACTAGTTCTAGGTCATTTGGGGTAATCTATACTGCATCCTCTAATTTATTTGTTAATGTGACTGGGGTAATAAGTTTAGGAGTTGGTCATACTGCTACTATTCAAGCTTTGGTTGGGTCAGTACCTGTAGATACTAGTAGTATAACTAATTCCTCAGGAATGACTTCTATAGGTTTTTTTGTCCCTTCTGGATCTAGGTATATAGTCAATACAGGTGGAATTGGGCCAGGAGATAATGTCTCAGCTTCACTTTATAAGTGGATTGAGACTATAGGGGTATAGATGAAAAAATTACTTTTTTGGTTTTTTATTACTCATGTTTGTTTTGCTCAATATACCCCTACACCTAATATAGGACTACAAATACCATCAAATGGAAGTAATAATTGGAATCTTCCTCTTAACTATAATTTTAATAGAATAGATTTACTTCTTTCTGGAAATGTGGCTTTACCTGGTCTTAGTATTTCTGGAAATGAAACAGTAACTGGGTCTATAACAGCAGGTTCTTTTATAGGAGCAGGAGGCTCTATTTTTGTTACTGGGCTTCCCGCCAATCAATATAGCCCAGCTTTTTATAATGGAGTAGGCTCTACCACTATAATAGGTGGAATTACTCCAGTAAATGGTATACTTAAGTGGAGTATTTCTGGCCCTCCTTCTACTATTTCTTACTCCGACATAGTAGCTCTTTGGTCAGGTACTTGTACTGGAACAAATGTTCTTCAAGCCAATGGGTCATGTGGCACGGGTGGAGGTAGTGGGGGCGGTCTTACTAGTTTTCAAGGAAGAACTACAGCCGCAGCTACCCTTCAATTATCAGATGTAAACGGTCTTGGAACTATATCTAATTCTACTACCGGTAACGCGGCTACATCCACAGCTTTTGCCTCTACTCCTACTCCATGTGGAACAGGATTAGTGGTACAAGCCATAGCGGCTAATGGTACTCTTACTTGCGTTGCTAATGGATCTGGGGGAGGTTTAACTAGTTTTCAAGGAAGAACCGCTCCCGCCGCTATTCTTCAACTTTCTGATATTTCAGGATTAGGAACACTATCAAATAGTATTAGTGGAAATGCCTCAACCGCTACTGCGGCTAACTCCGCTATCGCGCTTTCTACAGGTATAACGGTAAGCGGCTCCAATGGAATAGGGGTAACAGGCTCTCCAGTAAACGCGGCTGGTACTATAGGACTTTCACTAGGCAATATAACTCC